TACAAATGTACCTAAAATAAATTAAATGGCAAAATCAGAATACACTGATTTAACGTACTTTATGATTTATGGGTACAAATTAATGAAAAACTCGGAATTCTCTATGATAGCGTGGGACGGAGTGGGGAATTCGAATTGGTATATCTTCGATATTTTGGTGTGCTATGCGATGACTTATGTGGTAGCGAAATTGGCCAAAACGAAGGATCAATGGAAATGGATGTTTGCCACATTGCTGGTTTGCACAATGGTGTTGTCGTTTTTCAAAAGTGCTTACTGGTATAACACGATGCTGGCCTATCCTGCAGGTTTTCTCTTTGCGGAATATGAGAGCAAGATAGTTAGCGTGCTGCGGAAATATTACTTGCCTCTTCTCTTCATATTTGCAATTGTTTTTGTTGTGTCATTCTATTTCCTTCCTGAGATGAAGGGATTATCTACAAACCTTGCTTCGATTTGTTTCGCACTGATAGTGGTGATGCTCAGCATGAGGGTAGTGGTAGGAAACGCTTTCCTAAATTGGTGCGGCAGCCATCTGTTCCCACTCTATATTTACCAGCGGTTACCCATGATTGTGATGTTAGAGTGCCTAGGAAAAGATTTTGTGAAGGGATATCCGATACTGTTTGTGATAATGGGATTGGTAATAACATGTGGGATAGCGCATTTCTACAGGTACTGGAGTATAAAGTGAATCATTAAGAAAACACAAAAAAGTGGGCAAACATTCGAATTTGAGGGTTGCTACGAGGATATAAAAACTATTATTGGTGTCTATAATCCGCAAAACGAAATGTTCGAAAGAAAAAAAACGAAGCGTTAAAAAAATAATAGCCTTTTAAAAAACGAAACGTACTCAAGAGTCACCATACGAGATTTCAATATCACCAGCCACATAATATATGGTTACCACCCCACCCTCAAGTACTTCCTCTGTGATATCCTCGCCCCCCATCGTCACAGTCACTGTGGTCTCATCTGACACCTCCACAACCAAAGAAGACCCTTCCAGTACTGACGACTCCATGCCGTCGATAACACATTTCCTCAGTATGGCTCCCGTTGAGTCCACCCAGTTGCTTCCATTCCACCAAAGAGGCAACCCAAGACCTCCATCATAATAGCATTGTCCCTTTTCTGGCTCGGAAACACCTTGCGAGGTTATGAACTTCGATGTTGATGTCTTCATCGCTACCACCTTGTTCACAACTTCTTCTGTCGTTGACGAGGTTGCACTTGCCGAAAGACTATTCACAACCGCCACGTTACCCGATGATACGCCAAGCCGCTTGAGTCGTTTGCTTCTTGGCCTTGCCGTCACCCATCGCTCTTTGGTGTAATATGTTCCCATAATCAAATCTCCTCGAATATATCTACGTCGTATTCATCTTCAGATAACTCAACAATTACGGCCTCTGTAATATCTTCAATCAGGTTCTGTGCCTCACCAGTCATTATAAACACTCGCCCATCCTGATTTGCTTCCGTGAATGCTGCCAGACCTCCGGTGTCAATAAAAGCCTCACCTGTGAGCTTCGTATGCCTGGTAGCAAATTGGGAATACAAGGTTCCCATCCACAATCTTTCCGGACGATCCGTGCGTCCTGCCCGGGTGAGTTGTTGCAGACGCAACCCTGTAGTGTTGACCATAATAATGCCTTTTGCCGTCGGCACCAAGTGAGTCATGGTGCCGCAGATGGTATCAATTTCCAAATCTTCCTGAGCATTAGGATTCACCCAGGCTGTGTGCTCGATGTCATCACTGTTTACTATCTTATGGCTGGCACTTGAGCTTACGACCTCCAGCGTGGGTGCTTTGTATAGCATCCATCGCAGGTTGGAGAGATTGTTGTAGTCATTGCTTCCCACAGAATTTTCCAAGGCCGTCACGCCACCGTCTCTACTCAAAGACGAAGAGTCATCTATAAGGCTCACACTGCTCCACACAGCTACTTCAAGCCATCCTCCGCAGGGTGGGTAAGGCATATACTGACCGTTCTCGGCATTCTTAAGCCCATGTGAAAGTTTGCCAAAATCCGCTCCTATCTGCTGTCTGTTATATTGCCAGCCAAAGATTCCAGCCGCCTCTCTTCTGTCTTCTGCGGTCTCATCATACCAAGACAGCCAGCAAGCGGCTTTCGAAGAGTTGTGATAATTGTTGTCACCTGCTTCCCAACTTCCAAGAGTCCTGCCCAAATAGATATAGCTCATATCGTGGGTGTTTCTCGCTGCGATGCTGCGGTTGGAGTAATGATATAGTACATTTCCGCCCTCAGCTGCATCCCATAGTCTCACGTCACAAGGCACGTACATATAGTTCACCCTCACTTTCGCGTTGTCATAATTGCTGCTCTCATTATCTCCGCTCTTCTCCGTAAAGGGATTGTACCTTGGGTCTGCCAGGACCCCCATTTTCAGCCTGAGCCAAAAGCGTTCGGATGCGGCTCGGGTTTCCTCGGATCCTGCTGAAGCACTTCCACCAAAACCCGGGCGCGACTCCTCTCTTTCATTGATGGGAGGAATGTACACTCGTCGGGTTCGCATGACAATCCTGCCAAGAAGGTCTGGGTCCATTCCTACTGGCTGTGGCAACCCACTGCCAAGCGAGCCGTGTCCTCCTGTACGGAACATCCAGACCACACCTTCGGCATCAGCCCCGTCACCTTGGGCCACAATCCTGAAATACCCTGTATCCTTGTATATTTCGGCAAGTCCCTTCCCATGTCCCTTATGGATCGTGAAGCTCAGACCGGAAGCGTCACCGTCGCCAAACCCTCCCCAGTTGCCATAATCGGGGTAGAACGACCAGTAACCTGTCTCCGATGCCTGTCGCCTAGTCAGGTTTATGGCATTCTCATCCACATAGTCTGTATATTCCAGCTCGTCTTCTTTCAACAGTGAGCCATCCGCATAAGGCGAAAACGTCAATTTGATATTGTTCACCACTCTGTCCACGCCCATAGTTTGGCTGTCTCCCGACCATTCCAATGGCCGTCTAGGGGCGACGACCGCAAGTCCATGTAGGTCATAGAGCCAGATACACCCTCTACGCTGCACCATGCGCTGGCCAAGTGGCTGGAGCATGCCTTCTATAACCTCGAGCAAGGTCATTGGCTCTCCGTCCTCGTCATAGAAGTTATCCGACATCACACTCATGGTGTCAACAGTTGCAGGGTAATAGGCATCGTGGTGCGAGGTGACATACGAGCTGACATCCAACTCACAATCGCCGAGTTGGGCTCGGTCAAGAGCATCACGCAGGATGTCACCCATGGTCTGCATGCCGGTCAGATCATAACGCAAACGGTCCAGGATGCCGAAATCCTGGAAACAGAGCGTAACATCGTATTTGCTCTCGCGCTCATACGGTTCCTCATACTGCTCAGGATCGAGAGTGCCTGTCCAGTACAGCGCGCCTTCTCTGTAGATATCCACGCCAATCTCGCCCGGAATCTCGGTGTAGAGGTCTGCATAGGTCCTGTCACCGGGCGATTCCACACACACCGTGGCCGATGAGCCACAGACCACTTCTTCCTTGCCTTTCTCGTCCCATTCTATGACTACGGGCTCAGTGGCAGGAAATGTGAGTTCTCCAATCGTGCCAAATGCAGTGTCCGACAACTGCCAGATATCCACCTGCCAGGCCACGCTTTCCCGGCTCAGGAATGAGCCTCTATATCTCACTTGCTTCGTCATGTCCTTCAAATCTCTTTCAAATGGTCTTCAAATATCATTCTCACATCCTGTCCAGATATCCCATCTCCTTACGAAGAATGCCTAAGAGATATCGGCCTGCTATACGGAACTCGACATTTCCGCCTGGGCCACCAGGTGTGGATATCAGTGAGCGGAGCCGGTCAAGTGGGGCAACCACCTCGGGATTGTTTGAGGCTCCGGCATACTCTCCAAAAATTCCGAGGGTTGGACCATAAGCGATACCACCTTGGGCAAACTGCCCTATTTCCTTGATTTGACTCACCACTGATGCCACTTGGGCAAGGCCAGACAACGAGAAGGCGGCCCAGGCCCACGGGCCCATACTGGCAGCTTGCGCTGTGGCGGTGGCATAGCCCTGGATGATGGTGGCGATGGCATTGGCCAGGATGCCGGCGGCCTGAAGCACGGGCACCTCCATGTCCTTGCCCAGCGACGAGAACGACTGTCCCACGTTGCCTACCAGCGATCCGATGTCCTTCAGCTTGTCCTTCTGCTTCTGCAGCGCCTCGCCCACCTTGCTCTTCTCCTCGGCCTCACGTTCCTTCTTCCACTTCTCGCTCCATTCCTTGAAGTCGCTCATGTCGCCGGTGGCCAGCTTCACCTGCATGGCCAGCTTCTTGGCGTCGTCGTCGAGAGCCTTCTGCAGCTTGTCGCGCTCCACGGTCAGCTTCACCGCCGCCTCCATTGTCAGCGGCTCGTTGTGCAGGCGTTCGTTCAACTTCTGTATGCGCTCCTCGATAGCTGCTATCGAACCCTTGTCCGCAGTGGTCGATAGTTTCTCCTGCCACCGCTCTATTTCCTTCGTCACGGCCTTGTACGTGTCCGAGTTCGGCTCCATGTCCTCCAGGCGATGCTGCAGTATGCCGATGTTCTTGTTCATCTCGGCCACCGTCTTCGCATCCTTGTCGTAGCCAGCCATCTCCTCCATGCCAGTGAGCAACTTCTTGTAGGCCTCAAGCAGCTGTTCGGCGGCCACCTTCTTCGCCACCAGCGTCTTCAGGCTCTCCTCGTCGCTCTTGTCGGCCTTCTCTATCGCTGCCTGGTAGTAGGCCACGTTGTCGCTCAGTTGCTTCATCGTCTTTGCGTCAGCGGTGAGCACAGGCCCCGTGTTGGTGTTCCCTGCCGTAGAAGGAGTCACCTTGCCCGTGCCACTGCCTGTCGGAGCAGTCACCACAGGAGAGGCCTTGATGTCTGGCTTCTGGTCCGACAATGTCTTGATTTTCCCGGAAACATCTCTGATTTGTCTGTTAATGGCACCCACAGCATCTTGACCGTTTTTTTTCATTTGGTCCGTTTGGGCAAGAAGATTCAATGGGGCGTCCTTGCCCATGCGTCTCTTCATGTTGTCAGCCAAGGCATCCCCTATAGCCTGGCTTTGCTCGGCCTGGCGTTTCTTCTCATACAGCCCTTCCAATTGCTTGGTGTATGCCGCGATTTCAGCCTCACGCTGCATCTGCTGACAATAGGCCTCACTGTCCTTGCGGAGCACCTGATACCATTTCGACACAGTAGAGTATCTTCCTATCACACCACCGTATGTGGCGTTAAGCTCCTCCACCTTCTGACGTTCCTCTTCCTTCGTGCCCTTGAAGTCCTTCAGCGTGGCTATCGTCATCTCTATCTGTGCACGGGCCTTGCCGTAGGCGGCAGAGCCCTGTTGAGCAGCGTCCATGCCTTCGTTCTCCGCATCCTTCAGGCCACGCATACTGTCCGAAGCATCGTCCGAAGCCCCCACCAGTTTCTCTATCACGAACCCCAGCGCGGCTATTGCTGCGCCCACACCTGTGGCTATCATCAGTCCCCTGATGGCGGTCTTGAGTGCGGTCACGGAGATGCCTGTGGCGGCCGACACGGTACCGAGCACCCGCGTTGCGGCAGTGTGTGCGATGGTGGATGCGGTGGCGAGCACATTTGCTTCGCGGAGGGCCTTCACACTCTGCACCACCGACCACACTCCGAGTCCTACCTGGCCTACCGACACCAGTCCGTCGACTACGGGCCTGCAGGCACTGGCTACGCCGGCCAGCGGCTCCAGCATGTCTCTCACAGCGTTCTTCAGCATCTGCATCCGCGATGCACCAGTGTCTGCCATCGTGCCGAAGGAGTCGGTGATGGTGCCGGTGGCATTGCTCATCGCTCCGATGTTCTCCACAAACTTGTCCTTCAGGTTGCCCATCAGGGGCGTCAGTGCACGCAGGCTCTCGGCTGAGCCGAACAACTTTCCGTAGATCTCCTGCTCCAGCATTCCGTGTGCCTGTGCGTATTTCTTCACGGTGTCGTCGAGGGTGGTGAGGAATCGGTTCATACCGCCGGAGGCCTTAATGGCGGCGGCGTCGAACTGGACACCCATCTCCTGTGCCATCTGCACAGCCTCGCTCGACGGCTTCACAAGGGCGGTGAACACGGCGGCCAACTGCGTCGACACCTCGGCGGTGTTGCCGCTCACACCAGTCAGGGTGGCGAAGGTGGCCATCAGCTCGTCGACGCTCACGCCGAGTGTGGCGGCATTTGCTGTGACACGAGGCAGAGCAGCGGCCAACTCACCGAAACTGGTCACGCCGTTCTTAGCCGTCATCTGTATCTTGTCCTGTATCTCGCCTGCCTGCGTCCATTCCATGCCATAGTTCTTGATCACGGTGGACGTGACCTTGACGGTCTCGCCGAGGTCGGCGATGCCGCCGACACTTGCCCTTGCCGATTGCTCCAGAAATCCTATCCAGTCGGCCTCGGGCACACCGTTGGAGATGACCTGGTACAGTCCGTCGGCCAACTCCTCCTTCGTCTTCGGAATCTCCCTGCCAAGTGCACTCACCTGTTCCTTCAGTTCGGCCAGTCCGGCTGCGTCCCTGCCGGCCATGGTGTTCACCGATGCCATGGCGGTCTCCCAACTCTCGTAGTCATTGGCCAGACTGTCCACGGCGCCCTTCATCTTCTGCATTACCTCCATGGCGGAGTTGATGCCGAGCATCAGCGTCTCCCATCCCTTGCCGCTCCCCACATGTTCTGAGGCTTCCCTTACCTCGCCGATGGCGTCGCGCAGGTCCTCGGTCTTTGCGGTGGCTTCCACCACCTTCTCCTGACCTTCCACCTTCAGCTTCACCGTAAATTTCACTTCGTTCGCCATTGCTCGCTGTTTTTAATTCGTCACAAAAAGCCGTCCGGCAGGGTCACGACATTAGCAACCCTACCCCTCTCACTTCAAGGCAAGGAGAAAACGGTACTCCTGAACATCAAAGCACGGACAGGCCTTCGCCGCATACTCACAGTGGCCATGCAGCGTCGCACTGGGATACATCCGGTGCAATCGCTCAATCAGGTTCTGCAGCGAACGCTTCTGTGCTTCCGTGCGCGTGTCCCTCGGGGTCTTCCCGTCGCGTGCCAGACCGCCCACATAGCACACGCCTATCGAGTTGGCATTGTGGTCCTTGCAGTGGGCTCCCGCCTGCGCCACGGGCCTGCCGCTGTGTATCGTACCGTCTCTGTATATCACGAAGTGGTAGCCGATGTCGCGGAAGCCTCTCCTCAGGTGCCACTGCCTGATCTGCGACACCGTGCAGTCGCGCCCCTCCGGGGTGGCTGTGCAGTGGATGATAATCTCTGTAATCTTTCTCATATCTTTCATTTTTAATCCTTCATCTTTCGCTTTTCACTTTTTCCCCAGTATCCTGTCAATAACCGCCTTGGCGTCCTCATTATCCACCCTGCCGTCGGAGTTCGCATCGGCCTTGGAATTATATTCGCCCTTGATGGAGGCGTCGATGATTTCGGTCACATCGCTCATGTTGACGCGACCGTCGCCATTCACATCGCCCAGCAAACTTGGTGTGAGTCCCACGATGGCGTTCTTCCTTGAGGTGAAGTTCATGTCGTTTGGCGTCAGCGCAGTCAGGGCGAACCATCCATCACCGCTGCCAGTGTATCCCCAGTTGAAGTGAAAGAGGTCGTCTGTCGAGCGGTAGCCATCGCAGATGAAGGCATGGCATCCGCTCTCGTCGCTCTGGCCGCACATCACTACCGGGTGCCCTTTTTTCAGTTCTGCGATGAGCTCCGCTTTGAAATTAGCCGAAGTCATATAACGCGCCTCCAGCCTTTTGGCATCACCCATGGCGAAGTAATCCCTCAACACCGGGGCAGCCTTGGCCATCTTCGCTCCCGACCAGCTGGGTGTGTAGTCCATCTCGAGAGCAGCGCTCACATACTGGCAGAGCAGCGCCACGGCCTTCTTGCCTTTCGACGATGTGGGCGCACTGTCGGTCATGTTCTCCCAGTCGAACATCGCTATGCCTGGCAGCGCTTTCACGTCATACTTGTTGGTCTTGGTGGTGTACGCCTTAGTGGGTGGGCACCCTCTCTTCACACCTCTTTGGTACCAATGGAAGAGCAGCTGCGAGATGGCCGTGGCCAGGCAGCCAACCAGACAGTAGTAGGTCTTCCCGTTGAGAGGATATTTCAGGTTGTTCCACCATGGACCACGCTGCCCCCACTGGATGCCGCCGAGCATCGGCTCGATGATCAACTCCTCTGAGGCAATAGCATGATGGACGGCTGGAGCTCTCATCACACCGGCATCCTCCTTCAGGCTCGCCATCTCATTGGCATACTCCTTCAGCCACCATGCCAACTCGGGCGACTTATTTGAGCGCACCGGGATGGTGCTGCAGTCAGCCAAGACAGCCGGCAGACGGTCATCATTGGGAGTAATGATGGTCTGGCCACCACCGCTGAAGGCATACAGCTTGCCATGGATGGTCATGGAGAGCTGAAGGGGAGTTCCCTTCGCTCTACGCATTCCGGATTGTGAGTATAGCCTCTCGAGGGCTTGGTTGGGTGTTAGTTTCATGATTGCTCAAGTATTTCTCCGTTAATATAGTCAAACGTCATGTGGTTCATTGGCCTTCCAAACATATCACGATTGTTACCAATTTTGGCAACACTCATGATTCCATAGGTTGTATTGACACCTATAATTTCATAAGCCCACCATTCTTTTTTAAGACTGCCTCCTCCTTGATTCCATCTTTGTGCGTCTCCTTCACTGCCTGGGGCTACAGGTTTTTCAATTCCAAGGGCATAAAGAGAAGGATGGTCAGACACGTTGCCGAAGTAATCCTTATGATGGTGTCCTGCAAGGTAGCACACAAATTTCAGCCCATTATCCACAGCATTTTGAACTATCGAGTTAATACTATCACTTGCTGCCGAGTTGTTTGGGGCATCAGCAGAAGCCAATCCTCGGAGAGTACAGAAATTGCAATTTCGCATGCTTTGGAAATTGTATGGTCTATAGTGCATACATATCACCACATGATAAGTATTGGTAATAGCATCAGCAAGCACTCCTTGAAGCCATGTACCCTGTGCACTCGACCAGTTGATGCAGTCCAATCCAACCAGCCTTACCTTCACTGAAGCGTAGTCCTTGTACCAATAGCACTTTCCGTCAGTGTCAACGTTTTCTGGGAATGTGACACCACTCCAAGACTCTGTATGCTCTCCAAAATATATATCATACACATCCTTTTGAGGTAACTTTGTACCAGCTTGGTATACATCGTGGTTACCGACAACAGTAAGCATGGTTCTGCCTCTGCCTTCAAGAGAGTCATCAAAGAATGTATATGGGTCTGTAGGTTGGTCACTTACATTGTCGCCACCACTTAATACATCATCAATACCACTCACATTACTTTTAATGTCTGCCGCTCCTTTAATACCTTTAAGACTGGCGTGCGGGTCTGAGAAATAAAGCAAGACAAGTGTGCTTCCATGATGTTTCAAGTTGCTTACAACCTCTTGAATCTCCGAATACCCACCCATAAATTGCGCTGGGCTGGAATCATCCTCTGATGCGTTCCCAAGAACTACTGTCTTGAATTTTTCATCCAACACTTTTGCGAGGCTCCCCGAAATGGAATACTTGGTAAATCGTGGAACTACATCACTCGAATACCTGTAATATAACATATAACCATCATATGGAACGATGACGTCGTAACTGTAAGGCACGGTTGTGCTGACAGATTTGATGTCCGTCAGTTGCAATCCAAAGAGCGTTTCGCTTTGTTCCATAATCTCCGTGGGATCATCAGGTGTGAAACCAAGAATTAACGCCCCGCCTCCACTATGTGTTTCATAAATGTCAATGTTGATAACATCGCCTTTCTTATACAAATGATTGTTGTAGTAGACATGGCGATTGGTGGAGCTTGTATTGTTATAAACCTCCCCAGTATTTGTGCTGATGTGAGCGTATGCAATATACGTGGTATATGGAACTGCCACTCCATCCATCAAGTTCTTCACAAGAGTTGCATGGTCATTGATGTGCTTTTCTCCAATATCATTCATCTTGGTTACTGCACTTGCGGCATCAGCGGCCAGTTTCTCAAGCTCCTGCTGTTTGTTGACAAGGCGATATATACTTGGAGTCCTGTCAACACTACTTATATATATGCGAACATACATATATGCAGCATCCTCTGGAGCAATCACGATTGTCTCCGAAGAAATATTCGCTGGTTGCATTGTCAATCCGCCAGCATAAGATGGTCGAGTATTTACCGTTGTGTCATTGGATGTCAGGAAAATGACTTGGGTTATTTGCCCCTCTTGAGGAATTACACGGAAAGCATCGCCGGGAGATACTGCCCCAATATAGCAACTATTTGTAGCAGGTGTTCCTTCGTACCAGATATTGCCACCTATATATGCAGAATTCGTTCTTGAAAGAGTCATAAGAGTTCCAGTCTTGTCAAAAAGATGGAGTTCGTCTATCTTGTCTTCTATTTTATCAATTCTTGCCGCCTCCTTGGATACTTTATCCCTCATATACGCAATGTGCTGCAATGCAAGCGTGTATGAAACCGTGTTGTCTTTCGTTAAGATATAAAGGTAATTAACTCCATTTGGAATCACATGCTCCTCACCAGATGGCCAAGTAAATTCGCTGGTAGAACCTTCTGCAAAAATAACAGTGTTGTTGGGGCGACTACTGCTTCCCAAGTAAGCGGCATAAAGTGGGTTTCCATTCGAGCTGCTCCCAGATAATATATAAGTATCTCCTTGTACGACTGGTATTACCGAACAAGTATACGCCCCGTTGTTTTGCCATTTTTGGGTGCTATGATTAATTCGATAGGCAGTCCATCCATATTGGGAAATGTCAATTTCTTCCAATATATAGGATTTGGATGCTTCCAGCTCATCCGTCACCGCCTTCTGGGTCATCGCCTTCGTTGTGCTCTGCCCAGTCGTATTAGCCATCACGAAATCAGGCACATCAGGGTCATCGGGATTGTAGACAGCACTGTCGCCCTGTGGACCCTGTGCCCCCCTGCGGCCATTGCGCACCGAGATGTCCACTACCGTCCCGTCGGTCAGCGTCTGCCGCCAGGTGTTCACACCTCCGTCCTCGTCGCTGCTCTCTGTCTTCACAACCGACTCTATGCCGTTTCCTCTGGAGCCGTTCTTCACCGTTATGTCAAAATATACACCGTCTGTCGTCACCACACGCCAGATGTTCACGCCATCGTAGTCGGCGCTCTCGGCCATGCGCACCACATTGGCTATGCCATTCCCGCGGGAGCCGTTGCGTATGGTCATTGTTGCCGTGCTGCCGTCGTCAAACGTCACGGTCCATATGTTCTCACCATTGTCAGCGGCAGAGGCCGATGTCTGCACGAGGTTTCGGATGCCGTTGCCCTTAAGGCAGCTGAAGGCCAGCTGAAGCACGCGCGACGCGTAGCTCACTGCCACACTCGGCTCGCCCACATTGTTATCCACGGTCACAAGTGCCTCCGAGATGGGACTCTCGCCAAACCGGTACGATACTTGCTGCGTGATGTCGTAAGCATCCCCGCTCACCGTCACCTCCTCACTGTCTCCCTGAGCCGTCTGCGTGGTGTAGCGAATCAGCGAGTCGGCGTAAGTGGCCCAGCGAAGGCCGTTCGTCATGCCCCGGACCTCGAGGCCGTACAGCCCGGCCATGCGGCCCGTAACCCATGGGATACTGATCACCAAATAGTCATCCACAACCTCCACACCCAGCGCGGTCCTCACCCCGGCACGCGACACCAGATGGGCATCCAAGTTCACCGCCAGCGATGGATCAAAGGTCTTGCCCCTGAAAATCAGGCGGTCGTTCAGCACCACGTCGGTGCCCCTCGTTATATTGATAGTCTCTCTCATAATGATATAATGATGTTATAATATTATTCGAATGTCATGTCACTCGGTCTTTTTTGGCCGAATGCCGTATGGGCTACCACGCACCCTGCCGCTTCCTCCGCACCATCTTCACACCGCCGGCCTTCACGGCCCTGCTCGTGCGCATCATCAGCCAAAGGGCACCCTCGTCGGCATCAGGAGCGTCGTCGTGGATGCTGCCGCCCCGCTCCAGTCCAAGCGTCTGCTCTATTCCAGTCTGCATGTCCATGGTGCCCTGCAGTTTTTCATTGTACCACACATAGCCCCGCTCCCACAGCGGACTCACGGCTTCTATCCTCGCCAGTTTGTCGGGCTTCTTGCGCTTGTCGGGCATCATAGGCAACTGGTAGCCGCGCTGCTCGCCCTCGCGCTCAAACTCGTCCAGTATCGTGTCCTGCCAGAAGTTGGCCTCCATGTAGAACCGCACGGCCACCGAGTCACGGGTACGCTCATACAGGTCGTAAAGCCAGCTCACCATCATGCCCACCGTGCCCTGACGCACCAGACAGTCGAGCAGGTGAAACTCCTTGCCCTTCCTGCCCCACAGGCGGCAGGCCTTGTAGTCGTTCGTCGTCTTCGGCTTCAGTGAGGGGTCGGTGTAGCACACCAGGTCGTCGTAGTCCTTCAGCGGAAGCACCTTCTTGTATCTTATCCACTCGGCCTTGAAGATGGCACCCTCGGTCACGGGATTGTGCATCATCTCCTTCTCCCAGGCCTTGTAGCCCACGAAGTCGCGGTAGGCCTCGGCCTCCTTCCTCGTCCACTTGTCCTTCCACACGGGGTTGCCCTTCTTGTCCACGGCACACACCTTCGAAACCCACACGCCCTTCGTCTTAGCCAGGTTCTCCAACACCGAGGTGTGGCTGATCAGGTTGCCCACCATGATGAAACGCCCGCGTCCCACGTCAAGGGCACCGAAAAGGGCTTCCTTTACCCACTCCGTCATCTCCCTCACCCTGCGCTCGTTGCGGCAGAGCTCGTCGTCGTCGAGATCGTCGATCACGATGTAGTCGGGACGCGACTCGCGGTCGCGCAGGCCACGTGGCGACTGGCCTCTGCCCACGGCGATGAAGTGCACGCCGCCCTTCGTGGTGAACTCGCCTTCCTGCCAGTCTCCGGCGGCCACCTGCACACCGAAGTCCTCCACGATCCGGCGGTTGTGCTGCAACTCGCTCTGAATGTCGCCAAGCAGGCGGGTGGCGCTGTCGGCGCTCTTTCCCACCACCACCATGAAGCGCAACTGCCGTGGCTGCTGCATCATGAGCCACAGGGGGATGAAGATGTCGAAATGGGTAGACTTCGCATGGCCGCGTGGCCACATGAACACGGCCTTCAGGTTCCGCGATGCCCTCACCTTCTTCGCCGCGGCACTGTGGAAGGGGGCGTTCTTCACCACACCCACCACATTGCCGGCTTCGTCGCGCCGCTGCAGGTAGTGGGGGAAGTAATACTCGCAGAAGGCATCGTAGTCGCCCAGCAGGCGCTTCACGCGCTCACGCTTCGCCACGGGCTGCTCGGTGCTCGTGCGTCCCTGCGAGGTCACACGCTCCACCCACTGGCAGTGCTCCTGCCAGGCCTTCCACGCCTCTGTCTGCTGTCTCATCCTTTCCATCGCTGAAATCTCAAAACTCTTACTACTCCCCTCTCCCCTTGGAGAGGGGGCGGGGGTGAGGCTCAAACCTCAAACCCTCACGTGTTCATCTTCTCAATGATATACTTGTTCTGGTATTTGTTGAAGGTGGCGAGCAACTCGGGGGTAATCTCCCGGTCGGTCTGGCTCTGAAACTCCATCCACTTCGAGAAGGCCATGAACACCTCTATCGTGTCCACAACGTTGGCCTTGCGGTCAAGTTTCTCTATCGTCGAGGCGAGTTTCGCCAACTTGTCTGGCACTCCGGCCATCAACTCGGCTTCCTCGCTCTTCAGCACCTTGTCCAGCAGGTCGTCTATCGCCTGCAGAATCTTGTTCACCAACTGGGGGCGGGTCACCGTGCGCGCCGCACGCTGTTCACGCCACTTCCCCGCCAAAGCCCAGCGCGACACGGTATTCGCCGTGAGCGACAACTGCTCGGCTATCACCTTCTGGTCCTCGCCAGCAAGGTAGAGTTGCAGGGCCACCGATTTCTTTTTCTCAATCTCTTGTCTTGTTGCCATTTCTCGGGTCGTCTTGTTTTTTGTTTTTTGCAATGCAAAATTGCAAAAAACCTATCATGCGTCAAACTAACCGCGCAACCCTTGCGCACAACTGCGCAGCCACTGCGCCCTTTCTTGCACTTCACGGCAAAAAATACCAATTTTGCAAACAAAAAAAAGACAAGATGAAACGAATCATAATCTCCAGCAGCACCGTCAACGGCCGCGGCTTCCGGGTCGATACCAAGGGCATCTCCCTCAACCGATACCGCAAGAACCCTGTGCTCCTCTGGATGCACCAGCGGGGAACGGTCATCGGACAGGTCATCAACCTCAGGGTAGAAGACGGAGCTCTCACCGGCGAGCCTGTCTTCGACTGCGCCACACCGCTCAGCCAGCAACTCAAGGCGCAGTACGAGGCGGGTAGCGTCAGGGCGTGCTCCATGGGTATCGACGTGTTCGAGGTCATGGAGGAAACCACACCCGACGGTCACAGCATTCCCGTCATCACACAGTGTGAGCTCTTCGAGGTCTCCCTGGTCGACGTGCCCGAGAACCCGGAATCTGTCACCCTGCGGCATGAGGGCCAGCCCATCGGGCCGGCACAACTCGTCACACTCGCAAAAAGCCCTCAGGCAGGCAGCACTGCCATGGCGGTTACATCGCCCATTAACACCATAAACAATAGCATCATGAATCTACAGGAACTGGCCCTGCTCCTGGGCCTCGCAGAAGGAGCAACAGAAGACGATGTGAGGGAGGCCGTCAAGGCGCTCCTCGCACACAAGGCACAACTCGATGAAGCCAACAGGCTGGTGAAACAACTCCAGGGCGAAGTCCGGCAACTCAACGAGCAGCACGAGCGTGAAGAACTCGCCCACATCGAGCGCACCGTCGACAAGGCCGTCAACGAGCAGCGCATCACCGCCGCAAAGCGCGACCACTACATCACCCTCGGGAAAAAGGTCGGCAACGACGCTCTCCAGTCCATCTTCGACGACATGCCACGACCCACACGCATCGTTGAGACGCTCAACCATTCTGCTGGCGGCCCACAGGAGTGGAAGAAACTCTCCGACGTGCCCGAGTCTGAAATCCTCACGCTGCGGAAGAACGACCCGCAGCGCTATGCACAACTCTACAAGGCCGAGTACGGCCTCGACATGCCGCCCGAGAAAGAATGACCCTGAGGCTTCGGCCGATTTCCCACGAAGCCGGGAAAAAGAAATCAACCATCAAAAAACAATAAAAAAAATGAGACACGTATTCAAATTCTTCTTCAGCCTCATGCTCTGCTTCGTGGCAGGCCATGCCATGGCCACGGCGGCAGGCATCGACCCGGTGGCGGGAGGCACCACCGCAGTACTCATCTCTTCCGTCGCTGGAAATTTCCTGCCACAGGGGGTGGCGCTCGACGGCGTGCTCGTCGAGCTCTGGACGGGTGAACTCGTCAAGGCCTTCAAGGCAGCGCTCGACGGCTCCTGGCTCGACGGCATCCCCGACGCCTCTGGAAAGGTAGACAACGACGTCATCCACCTTGTGGACGTTGGCGCCGGCCCCGACGTGCTGGTGAACAATACGCAGTATCCCATCGACATCGTGAGCCAGACCGACGACGACATCGCCATCACGCTCGACAAGTTCGACACCAAGAACACTGCCGTGACCGACGACGAACTGCATGCCATCTCGTATGACAAGATCGCCTCTGTGATTGAGAACCACACCGACTCGCTGCAGGCAGCGAAGTTCCGCCGCGCTGCCTTCCGTCTGTGCGCCGCAGAGAACACCGCCCTCACACCGGTCATCGCCACCACAGGCGCTGCCGACGCCGACGGACGGAAGAAGTGCACCGTCAACGACGTCCTCGAGATGAAACGCAAGATGGACGCCCTGAACGTGCCCACCACCGGCCGACGCCTCGTGCTCTGCCCGGCACACGCTGCCGACCTGCTTGAGACCTCTCAGGCCTTCGCCGAGCAGTACAAGGGCATCGACCGAAACACCGGGCGCGTAGGACAGCTCTTCGGCTTCGAGGTCTTCGAGTTCAACGGCAACCCCATCTTCAAGGACCTCGAGAAAGAGGCCGTCACCGTCACCGAGGAGGATGCCGAGACCGGCGCCTTCATGGCCTCGTTCTGCTTCCACGTGAAGCGTGCTTTCCGTGCAGGAGGCTCGCGAAAGATGTACTACCACGATGCCGCCCAGGACCCGCAGAACCGACAGAACCTCATCGGATTCCGAGAGTGGTTCATCGTCATGCCCAAGAAGGCCGACTCCGGAGTGGTGCTCTGCTCGGGAGTGGCTCAATAGGAGGCCGACGACAACGGTTAGAACACAGCCCTCCTTCATAACTCCTTTACTTCCCGGGGGCACGGGCCGGAAACAACGCCCGTGCCCCTTTCCAAAACCATAACAGCAATGACCACATACGCCGACATCATACTTCAGATCCTGCAATGGGCCATCCCCGGAGGCATCGGGGGATGCGTCACATGGCTCGTGTCAAGGCAGATAAGGCGCACAAGGGTGGTCAAAGAGGTACACGACACCTATAAGGAGATGTATCATGACATCAGCAGCGAAATCATCCAACTCAGAAACCAGAACCAGCAGATACTCGGCAAGAGCGAGCGCATCGCCGAGGAAAGCCGCAGCCTCAAACGCTCGCTCGACCGCCTCTCACGCGCTATCGAGAGTTGCCCTTATCGCACTGACTGTCCTATCCGCAGCGAGTTGCAAGACACGGCAGGCAATGGCAACAACACACGCCAGCGACAGCCTAGGCAGCTACGCCAGCGCACAGACGGCAGTCCGGACAACCGTCCAACTGCAGCCGCCCGACACCGCGACACTCCACCTCACACCACTAATGATGCAAAGCCTGCCCGAGGGGGCGGCATACACCAGCAGCAGCGGAAACGCGACCCTGACGGCACAGCGCACGGCCCAGGGGATGACACTCAAGGCGACGGCTCCGAAGACACCGACAATGACTGTTGAGGCCGCGGCAAAGACCGACACACGGCAACAGGCAGCCAACGACTACCAGGTACAGGCCAAAACGGGTAGCCCTGCCGCTACCTCGACGAACGCACAGCAGCTACAGTGGTTCATGCTTGCACTCCAGGCGGCCATCCTCGCCGTCTTCATCCTCACACAGGGTAAGAAGAAGGAATAGTAATTCACCAACCATAAAATACCAACAATTATGCCAGCAACAACAAAATCAGGTTACGTCAATGGCTCCGACATACTGCTATATGTCGGAGGCAGCGCCGTGGGACACTGCTCCACACACACGGCAACGTTCAATTCCGAAACGAAAGACAGGGCCGTCAAGCCCGTCGCATCACAAAACATCGGTGCCGGTAAGTGGAAACGCAAGGGTGTCACCGGACTCTCCATCGCCGTGTCCACAGAGGGACTGCGCTTCTACAACGAGACGGAGTTCGGATTCAAGGACCTCCTCGCGGCTTGGAAGGCGGCTCTACCCGTGCAGCTCAAACTGTGCGAGCGCGAGAGCAATACGCCGTACCTCCAGGGCAACTTCATCATCTCGTCGCTCGAGGAGAACGCACCAGCGCAAGACGACGCCACCTACAAGGCTTCATTCGACAACGACGGAGAACCGGATACGCTCGATCCGACGGCCATCACGCAAACTTCGGCTCCAGAGGTACTCACCAATACAGTACAGGATCCGTAAAACAGCTGCTTTACAATGGCACAACTCATAGTCATCGTGGACGGCAAGGAATACCCTTGCCGTCCCACCATGGGAGCAATGCTCCGATTCAAACGGGAGACAGGACGCGAGGTCACCGATATCAACGGCTCCCTCGAAGACCTCACCACCTATCTCTGGTGCTGCGTATGCTCCGCATCCCGGCGAGAGGGTAAGGAGTTCGGCATGTCACTCATGGACTTCGCCGACCACATGGACCCGGAAGACCTGCAGCAGTGGGCAAGGCTCACCAGCGTGGAGAAAGACACCGCCGAGGCAGACGGAACCAACGGCACCGAAAAAAAAACGTCAGCATAACCGACGCGCTGGGACAGGCCATAGGGGTCATGCACATCGCCACACACGACTTCGAGATGATGTACCCGGATGAGTGGGAGGCGGCATGCCAAGCGTGGAACACGCACAACGACAACCTGCAGCAGGCGGAATGGGAGCGAGCACGGTGGATGGCCACACGCATCCTGCAGCCCTATGCCAGAAAAGCGCTGCGACCCACCGACCTCGGACGCTTCCCCTGGGAGAAGCCCACACCCGGCACGGCACCCACACTCACCAAGGAGCAGCAGCTGCAGAGAATGGAGGCGGCCATCCAAAAATACGGCCGCACATACTGAAACAACCTGCCCACTCTTTCTTTTCCGTATGCCGGGGTTCCGCCCCGGCCCTCAAATCTCAAACCTCAAATCTCAAATCACAAAAGACCATGTTCCTCACTGACACCGACTACCGCGTAGTCATCGGCGAACCGGCTTTCAAGGTCATCTCACAGGCATCCCACGAGGTCATCGCACGGGCCGAACAGGAGGCCATAGAGGAGATCTCCGGATACCTCCGCCCGAAGTACGACACACAGGCCATCTTCAGCGCCACAGACGACGACCGCAACGCCCAGATCGTGATGCTGACGGCGGACGTGGCCCTCTTCCACATGGTGTCCTCGCTTCCGAACCGGCTGGGGTACGAAATACGTGAGGCTCGCTACAAACGGGCCATATCATGGCTCGAAGGGGTGGCAGCAGGGAAAATCGTGCCCAAACTGCCCACACCCGGCGACACCGCACCCGACGGAACCGCCGACGCAGGCTCGCCCGACTGGCGCTCCGCATGGAAACGCAACAACCAGTGGTAAGACGTTAGTACGCTGCGGCCTATATCGCCCATCATGCCCATATCGCCCACAATGCCCATCATAAATACATACCCATGTCCATAAAAAACCGCATCATCAAGGCTCTCGGGGGCAGCACCGCCCCACAGGCCAACCTCTCACGACTGCCGAAGGCCACACGAAGGCTCATCGTCGACCTGCTCCGGCAGACACAGTCGCTCACCCGCTCCGACCTCGCCTCGTGGAGGGCGGCACACCAGTGCGCCATCAACATCGAGAACCCGCAGCGCGCAGCGCTCTACCGCATCTACCGCGACGTGGAACTCGACGGACATCTCTCCGGAGCAACGGCACAGATAGCTGGCATGGTAAAGGCCCGCTCCTTCAAACTCGCCAACGACAAGGGGGATGCCGACGAGGCGGCGGTGAAAATGCTCGACACGCAGTGGTTCAAGCGCGTCGTCGACCTCTGGCTCGAGACACGATACTGGGGATTCTCGCTCATACAGGTCACCGAGCCCTACATGGGCGACGACGGACTGCTCCGCTTCCGCTACGTCGACCTCATACCACGCGAGCATGTCATCCCCGAGAAACACCGCATCACCCACATCGCCGGCGACCACTGGTCGTCGGGCACCGACTGGCGCGAGACACGGGAGGCCCCCACGCTCCTCGAGGCCGGCAACCCCGACGACCTCGGACTCTACCTCAAGTGCGCACGCTACACCATACCGAAGAAGAACGTCGAGCAGTTCTGGGACTCGTTCGCCGAGATTTTCGGGATGCCGATGCGCGTGGCCCGCACTGCCAGCCGCGACGACAAGGACCGCGACCGCATACTCAATATGCTCGAGCAGATGGGGCACGCCATGGTGGCGGTCATGCCGGAGGGAACGGAGGTGGATGTGGTCGAGAACGCCAAGAGCGACTCCTTCGAGGTCTACGACCGACGCATAGAGCGGTGCGACCGCGAACTCTCGAAACTGGTCATCGGTCAGACGATGACCATCGAAGACGGATCAAGCCTCTCGCAGTCGCAGACTCACCTGGATGTGCTGCGCAATCTGGTGGAGGCGCTGGCCGACGGCCTTCGCGACTTCGTGAACGGCCAGGTGCTGCCGCTCATGGAGCGATCAGGATTCCCCGTCAGCGGACTGCACTTCGAATGGGACTACCCGCTCGACTACACGCCGGAGCAGATGACGGCCGTCGAGAACATGATCCTCAACCACTTCGAAGTCGACAAGGCTTATTTCCAGGACAAATACGGCATACCCGTAGGCGAGCGGCGCACGGACAGTACCACCCTCAGCCTGGCCAGACTACCTGAGGAACCGGCCGAAGACCTGCCGCCTTTTTTCGTCTGAGCCCCACCAACGTGGGGCATAACGGCCGTCAACTCCCCTCGCCTCCTGGAGAGGGGTTGGGGGTGAGGCTCCTCGACCACGAGAAGCAAAAGCGCCTTGGAGAGCGCTTTGCCTCGATGATGCGCGCACTCTGGGAACAGAAGGGCGCCACGCTCTCCGTCAACATCGTCACCGACCCACGGGCCATCGAGTTCATCGACGCACATGCCGACACGCTCAACTCTTCCTTCACGCAGGTGGAGATGTCGGAGAGGATGCGGTCACGCCTCGAGCGCTCCACATGGATATTCTCGGGCATGAAGGCGCTGCAGGAGATGGGAGAGGCCTTCCCCTCACTCCTCGATGAGAACGGCGAGAGAAAGCCGTTCGAACGCTTCCTCAACGACGTTCGAAAGGTCGATGAGACCTACAACCAGCACTACCTCCGCGCAGAGTATGAGTTCGCCGCGGCATCGGCGCAGATGGCGGCAAAGTGGGAACGCTTCGCAGAGGACGGCGACCGCTACAACCTGCAGTACCGCACGGCAGGCGATGACCGCGTCCGACCGGAACATGCCGCGCTCGACGGCATCACGCTGCCGCCATCCGACTCCTTCTGGGAGTCCTACTTCCCACCCAACGGATGGCGCTGCCGATGCGACGTGGTGCAGGTGCGAAAGTCGAAATACCCCATCACGCCCCACGACGAGGCCATGCAACTCGGAGAAATGGCCACCGCAGCCGACACGAAAAACATCTTCCGCTTCAACCCCGGCAAGCAGCAGCGCATCTTCCCAGCCGCCAACCCCTACACCTCCTCCAAGTGCAATGGGTGTGAACTGGGAGCAAAGGAAACACTGGCCAAGGGCGAGAAACTGCCCGTAGGGAAACTATGTCAAGGATGCAAACTGCTGCATGAGCATCAAGGATTTGATATGGGAGATGCAATTAAAAAACTGCAGGAGGTCTCGGGAAATGAACTCACTTCACTTATGAAGACAATCACCCAGAGTAGGCAGTTTAAGCTATTGGAAGATGGTCTCTGGATTGTTGGCACCAAAGAAGAAAGGGAGAAAGACCAGGATTGGAACAATCTGAAATTGTGTGCACAGAAGGCTGCAGCACATGGCTACCAGGTGTTCTTGCTTCCAAACCCGAGAAAGACAAAATCGCCTGATTACATACTTGAAAGAAATGGTCTGTACAAACTGGCAGATCTCAAGAGTGTGATTGGCCAAAATTCAGTGGGCGCAAGATTGAGTGCAAGCGCAGGCCAGGCCAATCGGGCAATACTGAATATGAATACAACATATAACCCGAGAAGATTGGCTGTAGCAATCAAACGATATTATGAGGATAATCCAAATGGGATAGAGGTTATTATTTTCAAAGGGAAGAGAGAAATCTCCATTAAGAGAAACGCTACCACACAGAAAAAATGGATCCAATATTTCCTGAGGATTTATAATAAATAAAAAAAGCCGTCGAAGACGGCTAATGGGCAGGGGCGGTCCAGTCTTACCCTACACGGGAATATCACCCGGATAGTCACAAAGGACATTTGCAAAAATACAAAAATCCTCAATACCCTCCAAATATTTCCCGGATAATTTTCAAAAAATCACCAAAAATACCGTCACCATATCGCCCATCAGGCCCATACTGCCCACATTGCCCATAAAAATACCCTCCAAAAAGAGAGCCGGCACCACAAAAAGGTGTCGGCTCTCTCCTTCTCCGTAGGTTGTTCTCCCCCGGCAAACGGGGGGGGAGCAAAGAGGGGTTAGGTTCTACCTCGGCATCACCACTCCTTCCACGTCACATACCGGTAACTCTGCACGTCCTCCACAATCTCCTCGTGGTCGTGGCTGTAGGCGCTCTCCACCAGGTACATCCTGTTGAAGCGCTTACCATAGAGGCCGGTCAGCGCTCGCTCGATGGCTTCGCCGAGGTCCACACGCCCCAGGCTCTCGCGCACCACCTTCGCAGCCTCGTCAGAAGAGGCGGAGCCGTGCCAGTCGGTCACAATATGTAGACGCATGGCGCCTTGTGAACGCATGGAGCAGGTCTTTCCCTGCGGAGCCCTCGCGTGCTCCCACACCAGGGGCAGGAACTCCACGAACACCGCTGGGCGCTCCCATGCCGCCTCCTGGTCGATGAACTCCACGTTGCGGTTCCACAGGTCCACATACTTCACTAAAGCCTCGCCGTCCTCATCCTGGAGCGACAGCAGCGCCTCCATCACACTCAAATAAATCTCCTTGACCATAGTCTTGTTGTCTTGATTGTCACTTATAAACTTTTCCGTATGTCGCGATTTCATCGCGACCCTAAAATCTCAAAATCGTCAAAATACTCCGACAGGTTCTCCTCGATAATCTCCCTCACCGCTGCCTCCAACTGGGGGGAACTCCCGAGAAAACGCCTCCGGGGGATCTTGATTACCGACCCTTCCTTCTTCAGCGCCATCCATTTCCAGAACTCGGCCTCGCCGCCCAGGCGCTGGTTGCGCTTGTCGCTGCGCAGACTGCCGTCTTTCTTCCGGCCGAAAGCACCGGTGGCCTCCTTGTACTTCGCCCAGAAAAACCGCTTCATCCTGGCGGTCACACGCACCTCGGCACCTTCGTTGTGGTAGGGGGCGTACTTCTCGCCATAGGTGAAGACAATGGCCGTGCCCTGAATCTCCGAAGAGATCGAACGGCGTAGCCTGCCGCTGTCCACCAGTGTGGCACCGCCGGGGCGCAAAGGTCCCACACGCCGCTTCCATTTCTCACCGAAGAAGCCCTGGTCGCGGAAGTTCATGGAGGCACTGTCGAGCACCTCCACCTCAATGTCTCTCAGTATCTGTCGTAACAGTCGGTCGGCATCCATATCTCAAATCTCTTACTACTCCCCTCTCCCCTTGGAGAGGGGGCGGGGGTGAGGCTCAATCCTCAAAATCCAAATACAGCTGCATGTCCTTGGGTATGGTGGTGGGGCGCAGGGAGGGAGCCTTCAGCATGTAGTAGAACGTGCGCTCGCTGATGCCGAAACGGGGATAGATGTAACGGCGCCAGATCTCACGGTTCGACAGGCCGCTACGGGCGTGGCGGTCGTAAATCCTGTTCACGTCGGCCACGCGCTTCTGGTAACTCACACCCCTGCGCTTGCCACCATGTTTCATGACTGCTCCTCCTTCTTGGGTTCCACATAGAAGGTCTCGTCCTGCACCACTTGGATGCCGCAGACGGCCATCGCCTCTCGCATCGGTACCACGCGGTCGTCACCGGTGGGGGTGTCGTAGACGGACACCTCCTCGAGGTCGCGGTCGGCCAACAGCTTGTCCTTGGCTATCTCCTCGCTCTGACGGATGTAGGTGGCAGGGAGGAACTTCCTCGCCAACTGCAGGGCACTGGCCCACGTGAAGCCCTTCAGGGTCTTCAGCTTCGGCGTGCCGGTGCGGAAACCAATCACGCCATGGGCCATCTCGAGACTCTTCTTCTTCGTGAACAACTCGGCCTGATGCTCCAAGGCAAAACCCTGCAGGATGTCGAAGGCGTTGTCTCGCTCGGTACTCAGCACTGTCAGTTTGTCGGCCCACTTCTCACGAACCTTGGCACAGGCCAACTCAATCTCGGCCTGGATCTTCTGAATCTGGGCATCGCTCTTCGCATACACGGCGAAGGCGTCGTCGGCGGCCTCACGGGTCACGCCGCTCTGAATCACTTTCTTCTTTCTGGTTGTCATAATTTGTTGTTTTTACTATTTAGAGGGCAGCCGAGTTCGGATGCCACTTTTTTCTTCCTTATCGCTCTCATCTTCACCGTCAGGGCGTCGAGTTCCTCAATGCTCAACTCGGAGAACTTCTTCCCGGCAATGCGCCTGTCTATGCAGAAGGCATCGATACGGATCCAACTGGTGGTGTCGACACCATACAGTTGAAGTTGGTGCAACGCAATGCTGCGGTGGCGCTTCAACTCCTGATGGCGGGGGTCGGCTTTCTCGCGCTCGAGTGCAAGGCGCTCGACGCCCTCGCAGAGGTGTGCGTACTCGGCGGGGGTGAGTTGGCGGAGGCTGTCGGTGCGGCCGAGTGAGAACTGCTCGACGAGGTCGCGCTTGACCTCCTCGCGGTCGCAGCCGCCATAGGTGAGGCGGTTGAATGCTGCCCAGAACCGGGCGTAACTGCTGCGTTCACTCATGGCCGGCCTCCTTTCCGTGGGCACCCTTTTGGGCGGTCTGGGCCTGGGAAGCGGCTGCGCCCTTCCACACCACGGTCACTGTGGCCGTCACCTCTCCGCTGCCACCACATACGGCACAGGTCTGCTTGCAGGGCTCCAGACTGTCGGTATCCTGCCCCCAGTGGTAACCGTTGCCATGGCACTCGGGGCACTCATAGCCCTCACTCTCGAAACACTCCTCGGCCACACCACTCGGCATCCGGGGTGGGCACAGCACGATAATCTCCTTCAGTTTTGTCATGTCAATCTATTTTTTAGGAAAAACAATATTCACCCGGCACCCGGGATTGCACAGCACCATCCGGCTGGCAAACACCACGTCAGTGGTCTCCAGTACCACCATTTTCGCTGTCTTCGCGCGGCGCACGCGCAGGTCGGCACGGCACGAACTGGCAAGCCACTCGTCCATCATCGATATGGCTCCCTCGCCACTGAGCAGCACCTGGTAACGGGTGCCCGCAGGGTGCATGCTCTTGTCGGTATTCCTGTATTCTTCTGCTGTCATGCTAATCTCTCAAACCTATATTCCGTTACTCGTGCGCAGCACGCCCTCCTCCCATACGGTGTAGTATCCTCCGGCATCACTGGTGAAGCGCCCCTGACAGAAGGCCTTGAAACCCACCACGCGCACCTTCACGTCGGCGGCATAGCGCAGACGCACGGCGGGCTTGCCCAATGGCTGGCCCTTCGACTCCTGAGAGATGAAGATGAAACTCTTCCTCGGGAAGTCGTCGAGCAACTGCTTCGTCTCGGGCCACTCCCAACCGCTGTGCTGGTAGGAGTCCACAATCACGAAACGGGCACTGTGACGTTTGACCAAACGCTCGCGGAGGTCAGTCACGCTGTCCTGGGTGGCGACAGAGAAACGGCCTTGACAACGGTCGAGACCGAAACGGTGCAGACGCTCGCTGAAGCCGAGACTCACGCCTTCCTCAAAACTGAGGTAGAGCACCCGCCCATAATGGGTGAGTTCGCCGGCCAACTGCATCACAAAACTGCTCTTGCCGCTGGCACTGGCACCGCTGATGAACCACGTCGAGGTGACCTCGGGATGACCGAAGGCATCAGCCCACGCTCCTCTCCAGGGGAGTACCTTGTACGAACGGGTGGAAATCTCACGGGGACTCCACGCACGGTGGGGCTTGCGCGAGGTGCCGCGCAACAGCGACAACTCTCTCTCCAACTCGGCTATGCGGGCCTCATACTCGGCAGCAGTCTTGACCTCAGGCATCATTCTTCAATCTCAAACCTCAAATCTCAAATCTTCCTCATCTTCTCTATCTCCACACGCACACGGCGAAGACTGCCGCCGCTCCGGCGGGCTATCAGACCGGCATCGGCACCGGCAGGGGCGTTGGCCTGGGCCACCACGCAGGCCTGCTCCATCAAAAAGGCGCGGCGCTCGCTCTCCTGCAAAGGGGTGACCTTCTTGAACGAACCGCCATAACGGCTCAGCATCTCGGCAAAACCTACCTTCTTGCAGCGCACGCTGCGGTCGATCTTCTCCTGCAAGCCGTCGGCTCCCATCATGTACCAGCCACAGCAGCCCTCAGTGGCGTTCCACAGGGCCTTCAACTCCAAAAAGGCTTCGTACTGCAGGTCGCCGGCCTCGTCCAAGATGACGAGGGGACGGTCGATGCTGCGGAGGTAGAACACAAGGTCTTCGTAGACATCGACATACCACCCGGTGCTGCCGACACCAAACTCACGGGCGATGAAACGTACCAGACGCGACTTGGTCTTCACCTGACTGCAGTCCACATACACGGCATTGCGGTGGGTCTGTACATAATAGCGGGCGGCAAAGGTCTTTCCGATGTTGGGACAGTCGCACAGGATACCGCTCAGACCACCCTCCTGGCTGAGCGTGAGGGCGGCGGTCACATACTCGAAGGTGGCGGTGCGGGCGACCTTCCACTCACCCTCGCTGCGCAGGCTCACGCCGAGGCGGCGGGCAATGCTTATCCAGTTGGCATCGCTCAACGCCTTCTCCACACGGCCCTTCTTCAGGGCACTGTAAACACTGGTGCTGATACCCAAAGCGGCGGCATGCTTCGCGTCGCTGGGGTAGTTGGCACGGTTGGCCAGAATGGCCTCCAGAATCTTGCTCCTTGTCTCTGATGTAATCATAATGGTTTCTCCTTTCTCAATCGGCCGAGTTCGGACGATTGACCTTCATTTTCCTTTACTCTATATCGTTGCTATACTGCGGCAGTGCCGCTGTCATGTCTTTGGCGTCAGGTAGGCTGCGGCAGTGCCGCAGCACATAATAACAGCCTTCTAATACTCTTCGAATGCCCTTCGGCCATAGTCCACAGGCTCATGCATCGGCGCTTCATCCTGCTGGGCAAGAGGCTCAAGGGTAAGTCCTTCATCCAGCCCATCATGCCCATATCGCCCATTCAGCCCATCCAGCCCGCCAGATGGCTTCTCCGTAGGCCGAGGTTCCGCCTCGGCACCACCACCCTTCACCACGCCAAGCGGGGTCACGGCCTTCTCGTTCACCCACCTGCGGAAATGGGAGATCTTCTTCTGCTGCTCCACAAACACGGCCTCGTCGGCGGAGGTCTGCTCGGCAGCGGCGGTGTTGAAGGTGCCCACGTCCTGCAGCGTGTCGATGTATCTCCCGCCCTGGTAGATGAACACCTCGCTCACCTCACCGTCATCGCCGGGAAGCCAGTAGGCGTCAACCTTCCAGTTGTTGGGCTCCAACTGCTCCAGAACCTCGGTGCGGCTCAGCCACCAGTCCTTGTGCTGCACACGGCAGTAGGAGTTCCGGCGGATGGTGGTCTCCACATGCTCGCCAATATACCTGGCAAGGACGGATTTGTCAACAGGCTGGAGGGTGGGGTTCATGTTGCTCACCAAAACGTCCCAGCGGGTCATGCCGCGGTACTTCTTCTGGTTGGGATGCAGGGAGTGGTTGAACTCCCACACATCGCGCATGTCGTCGGCAATCAGTTCGTCCCAAGTGTAGTACTGCCTGTCTTCCCAGGTGTCGTTGGAGGCGTCGCTGATCTTGCGGGCCTCGGTACGGTAGTGACGGTCCTTGGCGTAGAAACGGCCCACTCCGAGGTGGTTGCGGTGCTCCACGAGCTTCTTCTTCGCGCCGTTCAACTGCTCGGCGTATTTCTCCTGGGAGTTCTGGGGGGCGCAGAACCGAACGAAGGGGAACAACTCGCCGGCCTTCAGGAAACTGTCGCGCCACTGGGTCATCAGGTGGTTCTCTACCTCTACCTGGGCGGGACAGCCCCAGCCCTCACGGTCAATCAGCCGGAAGAGGTCGCGGAAACAGTCCACCACCAGGTCCACAGTCTTGTTCCTGTTATAGGCGCAGCCTACGACACACTGGCTCGCTACATCGTAGGCATAGTAGGCCTTGGGGCGCTGCTTGGTGTCCTTCAGCTTTCGCGGAAGGTCGCGGTCGTCAAAACTGATCTTCGAGAAACTGAACTCGGGGGCGTGACGGTGCACATGGGGCATCTGCTCGTGCATGAACGTGGTCCACGACGTGGTGGCCTGCTCTATCAGCACGCGGTTCTTGGGCTTCGTGAGGTAGGCCTGGATGGTGGCCTCGCTCAGCACCAGTGGCGCGCCGTCCTTGCCCACGAAGTCCATGGGGTCGAGCAACTCTCCGGTCTGAGGGTCATACACAGCATCGAGCTCACCCCGCACAAAACGGTTGTACATACCGGCAACATCACTGTTGAAGGGCTTGTTGGGCATCGATGCCAGGCCGAGAATCAAACGCTCAGTGGCATAGTCGACCTTCCGGGCACTCTGGTTGCCGAACTTGCCGCTGATGAGGCAGCGGTAACCGTCTCTCTTGTACTCGCGCACCTTCTGGCGGAAACGGAGGGTGCTCGAGGGCAACGTGTGGCCGAACTGCTCACGAAGACTCTCAATGGCAGAGGCCATCATATCCCAGTTGTACTTACCGCCAAACAGGCGCTGTGCTGTGGAGGCACGCTCGTAAAGCCTGATGCAGGTGTTGAGAACACTGGCGTTGACGATGTACTCCCGGATCTTCTCACCGGAAAGACGCAGGCCGGCATGCTGGGGGTCGCTGAAATATACCACGGCGGCCTGGTCTACCTCGTAGTTCCTACGAACCCAGCCGGCAAGGCGGATACGGCGGTCACCTGGGAAGAGTTGGGTAACCCTGGCCTTGTAGCGCTCAGGCAGGCTGTCAACGGCTACAAGGGCACACTGACCCTTGGCACCGCCACCTCGGCGCAACACCGACAAGCGGCCACGGTGGGCAAGGGCCTTGTAGCCACTCTCCGACATGATGCCGCTCTCTACAAGGGCAGAGGCACTGATGCACAACGCACCGGCATAGTAAACCATGGCGTCGGGGGATATGGGCTTCGCTGAAGATTCTTGCATAACAACAGGGCTTTAAGGTTCAACAGTACCAGCGTGATGGGTCACAACGAGGCGGCCAACTCCTGCATCACGTAAAGCTCCATCACCGTGCAGCCGCGCTCTACCTGACTGCGCAAAACTCCCTTGTGGCTCAACTCGAGACGGCCGTCGTGCAGGTCCACCTCTATCATGGCACCATTGGGGAAGGTCTGACGCATCATGCCACAAGAGGTGTGGATGGTCTCCATCTCGGGCTGGACCACCATCACCACACCGCCCTTCTGCAGGGCATGGGCGCGGATGCGGCGGCATAGGTCACTGTCGCCCACGTAGTTCAAGGCGTTGTACACCGTCTTCGCACCAACATCAAACACCTTCTCAAGATGATGGCGCACATCGTCGCTCACTTCAATAAACTTCTTCATATTCTGTCTCGTTTTTAGTTCATAATGGTTATTCGTATGTCGCTGTATCACAGCGACCGGTCACTCCTCTATCTCCACGCCGCTCTTCTTCAGACGGCGCCAGGAACGAAGGAGGTTCAGACCGCCCAAAAGGCAAAGCAACATGCTGTCGGCACAACCGCACACCGCTGCCGCAGAAAGCGACAGGCCGAAGTCCACACAGGCGGCACGCTGGGCACCGCTCCAACGCTCCCAACCGGGAAGCCAGAAATACAATATCCTCATAAGCACATTCCTCATATTTGGTAATAGTTTGGGTTCGGAAATAGGTGCGGCGGGCCTCACGGCAGACCGCACCAGGCAGTAGTAGCAATACAAATAATTGATTGATTGGAAATATATATAAACTCGAAAAGACCGCCCGCACAGACCACCAAAAAGCGCTGCGCGTAGGGGCGGTAGGTCATCACTCTTCCTCAGATGGCTGGGGCACAGCAGCAGGAGCCTTCCCACCCAGAAAACTGATACCTATCAGACCGGAAACATAGGCCACAGTCCAACTGACCTTGAAACGCACACCCATTTCCTTTTCCATGTCCTCGGCCATCTCCCGGCACCGCCTGTCGATGGCGGCACGCGTAGCGGCCTTGCTCCGCTCCGTCACCACAACCCACCGGCTGACAGACTGGCGAGGGCGATAACCCTTCGGCGCCTTCGTCACAATAGTCACAACCGCTACCTCCTGCTCTCTCTGAGCCGGCACAGCCGCAACGGCACTACCGGCATTCCCGGTATCCACGGCATCCTGCTTCATCTCTCTTTCCATTCTCATCTCTTTTGTCAGTTTAAAATTCTTGTTTCTCACCAATTTTTCGTATTTTTGGCGCACATTCCATTCGGAATGCGCTGCAAATATAAAGATAAAATTTTAACCCACCAAAGAAAATGGAGAAAACTTTAACCATAAAAGATAAAATTTTATCCTTTTTGAAAGAAAAGGGTATAAAAAAGACCGATTTCTTCAAAGAAATGGGGATTGAATCAAGCAATTTTAAAGGAAGAAACTTACAGTCTCAGCCTGGAGGTGATATGATAGTTAAAGTTTTATCCATATATCCCGACCTTTCAGCCGACTGGTTACTACGTGATAAGGGAGAAATGATCGTTCCTGAATCGGAACCCACCAAAGAAAATGGAGAAAAAGTTGAAAAAAAATCCATTGAACCACAAATTTCAATGGAAGAGGGCCAGGGCACACCATATTACGACGTCGACTTCACCGCCGGATTCAACGAGGTATTCAACAACCAGATCACCCTCCCCACATGCAACATCATCGTGCCGGGACTCGAAAAGGCAACCGTGTGGTGCAACGTCACAGGACACTCCATGGAACCGAAAATCAACCCGGGAGACATCATCGCACTCCGGGAATGCACCGTCAGCGACATCCAGTACGGGGAGATCTACGCCATCGTGCTCGACACCATACGAACCATCAAGATCCTCCGCAAAGGCTCCGCACCCGACACCCTCCGCTTCGTACCCATCAATCTCTCACAATACGACGAACAGGAGTTCAACGTCTCACGCATCATACGCATATTCGAGGTCATAGGCTCCATCAGCAAGTTCTTCTGACCAATTACACCGCTGAAGGTAGCCCATCCGAACTATCATACCAAGAAATCATGAGGTATTTGTTGGAGAAATGATAACATATTATTTATTTTGCAAAAAAATATGGCAAGTATTATCAGTGAATACATCGCAAAAAGAATGAGTGTTCTGGATTTGAAGAAGGAACTCAGTAAGTTACGCTCTGAATACAATAAGTTGACAGGGCATAATCTATTCATTTATGCAGCTGACTTCAACAAAGGAAAGCAGGGTATAGATGTCTCCCTCATGCAAGATGACTTTTATATGATTCAAGACATCTTGCGGGAGTCTGACAAAAAGCAAATTGACATCTACTTGGAAACTCCCGGAGGGAGTGGGGAGTCTGCCGAGGAAATTGCAAGGTTTCTACACTCTAAATTTGAGGAGGTGAATTTCGTTATAGCAGGTGAAGCAAAGAGTGCAGGAACAATACTCGCCTTGTGCGCTCATAACATCTATATGTGCAGTACAGGAAGTTTAGGTCCCATAGATGCTCAGGTAAAAATCGGCAGGAGTGTTATTTCAGCATACGACTACAAAACCTGGGTTGATGAGAGAAGAGAAGAGGCTGCGAAAAACGGAAAATTGAATCCCTTCGATGCTTTGCTTATTTCTCAGATTTCACCAGGAGAAATATATGGTATTATGAATTCGCTGCAGTTTGCACAGGATCTTGTGAAGGAATGGCTTCCTAAATACAAATTTAAGAACTGGACAACGACAGAAACACGAGGAATTCCTGTCAGTTTGGAAATGAAAGAAAAAAGAGCTGAAGAAATATCCGAAAAGCTATGCAACCACATGGATTGGCACACTCATGGACGTTCACTTAAAATAGACGATCTCAAGGAGGAGTTGAAAATTGAGAATATTGATGAGAATCCCGCCTTGGCGAAAATCGTATATAAAATAAAGACGGTAATTCGATTGATTTTCGATACCAGCACTGATTTTAAACTGTATTTTTGGGAAGATTGTGAACTCGCAAGATCTGCCAATATCGCAAGCACGCCATTTGGCAACCCTGCAGCAAACAACACTCCCAAGAACATCGAAATAGTTGAGTTTAGTGTTCCATGTCCTAAATGTAGAAAAGAACATAAAGTAAAGGGATATCCAAACCTTACAAGTAAAGACATAGAAAGGCTTCACCTGCAAGTAAATCCTTTAGTGAATGACAATGATCTGTTAGTCTGTGACACACCAGGGTGCGGATTCACTATCGACTTAAAGCCCGTCAAGAACTTGTTTGAAAATCAGTTTAAGAAAAAAATCACACTAAAATAATACGACAATGGAAAAGAAAGATAATCAACCTAAAGGTTATAGTGAAGTCCTCAATTTCATTGAAGAAACGAAAGATGGGAAGTTCACAGGAGAAGGGTTTTCTATTGCTGAACTCCTAAAATTTTCCATTTCTCATGAAGAAATTGATTTTATACAGAACGAAAACATCCAAACGTGCGAAATCATTTTATACGGCCTATCTTGAATCACTCAATTACAATCAATCCGTAATACTATTATAGCCCTGCCTTATCTCAGGGCTATTTTTTGTCTCTCCAGAATACCTCTGAACATACAATATCTGCCCCCTCAATACCCCCTTATAAGGGTTACCCCCCTAAAAACGCCTCAAAAAAAGCCAAAAACCTACTGTTTGCGCCATTTTTCGACGGGGGAACCCCGTTTTTACTTGCACGAAAAGGGTCAGTTTCCCCCACTTTAACCTCAAAAAAGGGTCAGTTTCCCCCTTTCTACTCCACACCTAAAAACAGGGTTTTGCAACCCCAGTTAAGAATTATCTTTACATTGATTTGCAACCCCAGTTTGCAACCCCACCTGCAACCCCAGTCCTGTTTTCTACCCCACCCACCATTTCAATCCTTCTGTCTCATCACACCCTCCCACCACCGCCTTTTCACCGTCCATACGACCCTGCCTCTCCCTCCCGGCTACTGCCTTTACTTCATCCCGGCAACCCCACACTCACCTGTTGAAAAAGGAATGTCACAGTTCCCATCTACGTAGATCCACAATCTGCCTATATCATGATCCAAACACGCATAAAAACAGCCGTGTAAGCCACATTTACAGCTTCCACGGCATCATATTCATTAGCCACGAACCTTGTAATAACTACCACTTGATTCGTTACCTCAGCACACCAACCAAGTCACGCTTATATTGCAAAAGCCACTGCATCAATCACCCGACATCCATCCTTTCAAGAATCACCCGAACGCCATGCGAACGTCATTCCAACACCCCTCATACTCCCTCCTTTCACTCTTAAAATCAACACAAAATCACACCAAATAATACGTTTCGTTTTTTCACCTCACCACTCACCAATCCTCCAAGCCCCCGATAAACACTACCTTTCCCGCTATTTCGTCCCATCCTCAATTATATACGCTTCGTTTTGTGCCCTATATGTCCGCTAAAAATGAATAACAGATAAAACACATGTCCGCAGTGCCGATAAACAGGCATTGCGGATTCGTTTTTCAAATAGTAAGCCCCTTAGTCAAAA